CTCTGAAATAGTCACTCCAGAACCCTTGGACCCTATGACGGGTGTGTACAGTGTCATGACTTGTTCGACAAAGTACCTCCCTGGTTCGGCAATAAGTTGGGTTCCTTCAGGAACCCGGATGGTTTTAGGCAATCCGGACATGGAGGAGAAACCCCCTCCAATGTCTATTATGCGAGGGTCGAACCCGTGCTCTCGTGCCAGGTCCGCGGCTCTCTCGGCGGTCCGCACCGCCTCCTCGAAAACCTTTGGACTGGACGCAAACGATCCGACGTGGAAGGAAACCCCAATCACGTCAAGACCGAGCGTCCGGGCTGTAAACAACAGGACGTCCCAATCGTACTCCTCGGCTCCGTACTTTACGCCGAGGTTACACCGAGCCGAAGGGTCATCGGCTCGGATTCTCAAAAGGAGTTGGCACTCCGGGTAAATAGCTGCCATCTTTTTGAGCTCGCACACGCTATCAAACGTGGTCCGCAATATTCCATTTTCTTTCGCGAACGCAATGTCCTGCACACGTTTGCACGGATTTGCATAAAGAATTCGCTCTGGCTCAACCCCCAAGTCCAAGACCTGTTGTATCTCGGCTGGACTTGCGCAGTCAAAGTTCGAACCGAGATTGGCGAGTTCTCGCACAATCTCTGGGGTCGGATTACACTTGACCGCGTAATATGGTTTAATATGGGGAAGAGCCTCGGTCCACTCGTCATACACGCGCTTAAGTACTGACAAATCGAGGGAATAGAAGGAATCTGTGAGGGATTCCGAGGGGCAGACGTGAGTCCTGCACCCAGAGCCGACCATCCAATGGTACTTGTCCTGAAGATTTTTATTTTTAAATAAGTAGCCAAAGGTGTTTTAGGACCTTTGGGTGCTTACCTTTTTCTAGTTGCCCTTTGCCTCGGCGACCGCAATCACCTCGGCAGCCTGCTGAATGGCGCCCTCCTTGGCGCTAATGCGTGTATTCACAGACTCCTTGAGTGCGTTCAGTTTCGCCTTGGTCTGCTCTACGGCCGTGTTGAACCCCTGCTGAGCCGCACGAAGCTCCGGAACGGTCGTAAACGCCTTAACATTTGGAACGGCTGCGGCGACATTCTCCGTTGTCGGAACTTCGACACCGCCCAACACGCGAGCCGCCTCGGCTGCTGCTGCATCCTCGGCTGATGGTCCCGCCTCTGCACCTCCCCCCGTGAAGTTCTTATAGATCATATACGCGCTTCCAAAGAAAAGGAATATGGAGATGATCAGGAACGCCATGGACACCTTGAAGCCAGTGTCCTTGGGCTTGTTTGTGGTCAGGTACGAGTTTATGGTGATACTCGTCGAGACGATACCCGCGATAGATGTACACATGAGTATTCCAGGGACTGCGAGGCCCATTATTACTGGGCTGATATTTTTTTCCTGGTACTAAACATATAAATGTCGGCGGCTGTCGTGATGTTCGCCAAGAAATTCGCCCAAGATAAGGCGCGTGTAGCACAGAACCAGGCGAAGAAGTATGCGGCTAACAAGGCCCGACAGGTTGCGAACGCGGCAAAACGTCGGGCAAATGCCGGTATTTCTAGTCTCGTGACGAAACACCTCGGAAACAACGCCCAGTCCCGAGCCTTGGCTAACAAACTCAAGGCTCATGTTTCAAACAAGATTAACGCCGTACATACTTCTACTCAAAATCAGATTAAAAAAGAGACGGGCTTCAAGCTGTTTTAACGTACACAATTTTCCGGCCAAGGACCTTTTCGGTCTGCCTGAGTGCTGCGTTGAAGTTTGGCTTGGACCACAAGAGCCATCGAGACCAGAAACCGGCCGTCTTGGCTCCCGAGCGTGACCAGTTTTCACGTCGCGACTTGAGCCCGCTGGCTGACCCTGCGTGCCTCATCACGTAGCGCTTCATACGCTCTTTGTCCTTGTGGATGGTATAGTCCGAGAACCCCTTGAGGCCGAACCGGACCACGAAAGGCTTTGCCTTTCGGCTCGGGTCAGCGGAGCCTGACCCTCGCCCCTCTGGAAACACAACCATAAACTTGTGTGTACCGTTTCGGGCCTTATACAGTTTTACAGGTGGGGCCATTCCTTACTTAACGCAGAGAAATTCGGACCGAAATGTAAATCAAAAGGATGAGGATGACTATGTTAAAAACAAGGTAGCCTGTTATGAAAGGGAACGCAGTATCCCGTATTGCGTTGTTTTCTAGGATCATATTTAATACCTGCTTACTCAAAGAGTCTTCCGTATCTTCCGGATCCATGGATCGCTTTATTAAGAAACCTGCACAGAAATTTACTCACGAATTCACGAGCTTTGGACCGGCCGTGTGCGTCCTGGGCAAGTCGGGGATCGGAAAGACTTGGACGGTTCACAATACCTTGGACCCGTGTATAGAACTCACGGCCGATATACTCAATAGTAAACAGAGCACCTTGTCGTTCCTGGAAAAGATTCGAGGGACGGATATACCTGTTATACTCGATGAATATGAGACGGTTCAAGATCTCGTTGGAATACGGGAAATCACGGGACCTCCGACAAATGGCCTCTTTGTTGTCGTGTCCCAGGTTCCTGTCAAATTTGACTTTGAAATTCATACGTATCACTTTCCGGTCCCTGATGAAGAGACTATCCGGAGAATAGTCCCAGAAGTCTCAGACGAAGTCCTGAAAAAGTGCAAAGGGGACCTGAGGTATGTTCTTCAGAGTCTAACTTTTGAGAGCGACGAAAAGGATGAGTTTCAGGGTGCCCGAGAGTTTATAGAAAGTCTCGTCTCGAGAAACTCTGACGTGAACCCGGTTCGGTACATAGGTCACCCCGTTCACGAGCCTGGAAATGTCACGGCAATTTTACATGAAAATTACACAGACTCTAGGACCTGTAAACCGGCTGAGATCATGGAGTCCCTGAGTGAGGCTATGATTTTTGAATCAGAAATATACAGGGGGAACTGGGACCTGTACCCGTACTATAACTTTTTGGGGTGTATACAACCGGCTGTTCAGATTGGTCACGCACTCAAACTCCCTCTTCGTCCCGGGTCTGTATGGACCAAACACCAAAGTGCGTGCGCCCGTGCCAAACGCCTCGAGGCTCTTTCCCAACGCGTCCAGGGCAAGAGGCTCACAATGGATGAGATTCTCCTGTTACACACCTACGCCCAAAAGGGTGACATTGATGTGCTCAAAGAGTACGAGCTCAAGTCCCAAGACTTGGACGTTATGAATCATTTGAGTCTCAACAACAAGATCAAGCCGAAGGATCTGGCGGCCCTAAAGAAAAGCCTCGCTTGAACTTCAAAATGACAAGTTGTCAGTGTGAGCACGAGGACGAGTCCTTCGTCAAGGTTCAGGGGTCGGATGTCTATTTCCACTGTGAGGTCTGTGAAGAGTCGGTCCTTGAATTGTCTCTAAAATTGAAGAAACTTGAGCTCGAGCTGCTTCACAAACACCTCGACCTTGGACTTTCAGATATCCGACCAGAGATTCGGATCTGGATCCGGTCGGACGGCGGGGACTTGCACTCGGGCATGAGCGCCATGGACACCATTTCGCGTATCAAGAGGTGTAAGGTCCGGACGATCGCCGATGGCGTATGTGCCTCGGCCGCCACCTTTGTGCTGCTGGGTGGGCGGTCCCGACATATGACCGAGAATTCGTACATATTGATTCATCAACTGAATATGGACGGAACCTGGGGAAAGTTTGAGGATTTTAAGGATCAAATGCACAACCTCGAAAAGTTTATGGACCGGTTTCGCGAAATATACACGCGCGAGACGAAGATTCCCGAAAAGCGTCTCTCAAAGCTCCTGAAGCGGGACTTGTATATGGACGCCAAGAAGTGTCTCAAGTGGGAGATTGTGGACTCGGTGTGGTAAGAGATCAAGGGACGAGGTCCGAAGGACCTCTTGGCCTCTTGGGATCCGCGGGATCACAGTTGCTGCGCAACTGGTTCTACTCCTGCTTGACACCAGGCTCCTCAATCACATCAGGAACCTCGGAGACGGTCTCGATGACGGTCGCAGCCTTGGAGGACATCTTGGGTGGGGCCGCAACAATGTCTGGAATCTTGACGGCACCCTTCTGGAACTTGTCCGTGAACTTCTTGTACAGGAAATATCCAATTACCAAAATAGCAACAATTGCCACAATGTTGAACACGTTGAAAGGAGACTTGGAGGTGATTTCCTGGATGACGGCACGCTTGGCATGGTCGACGACTGGGGCGCTCATTACTAGAAAAACGTGTTTTTTTCGGCCCAAGGGGGCGCAGCCCTCCTCTGTACCCAACCGAACATGGATGTCCTGCTAGACCGCGCGTGGTCTGACTTTGCGAGTTTGAGGGGAGCCGGGGAAGTCGTGGATGAGCGACTTCCCTCCGAGTTCCTGTGTGAGTTTTGTGGAGGTCCCAAGGTTTTTGACGGCGTAGAAATTGATTTACCAGTCTGTCGGGACTGTGGGCGGGTCGATGACTCGTACATTTGTGAGGAGCCCGAGTGGCGTTCTGGAGGGGACGGGGAGACGGCAGACCCGTCCCGTGTTGGAGCGCCTGTAAACACAGATCACTTTTCGGCCGCCTGGGGTCAGACGACCTATATGACCCTTAACAGGGGAGCCACGTATGCGACGCGGCGCTTGGCTCGGATAAATCAACACGCTTCTATGAATCACAAGGACAGGGCTCTGTTCCACGCGTACGCCGAGCTGGACAGGATAGGCAAAGGGGAGCTGGGACTTACAGAGGCGGTTATGTACTCGGCCAAGATCAAGTACAAGGCGTTCAATGAGGCGGTTCTGACCCGTGGGGCGGTTCGGAACGGTATCAAGGCGAACTGTGTGTTTCAGGCGTGTCGTGAGGCTGGGGTCGCACGCACTACCCAGGAAATTGCAGACGCCTTTGGGATACCTCCTAGAGACTTGAGTCGAACGTTCGATATGTACCAGGAACAGGTTCCAGAGACGGTCGTCCACGTCACGACCCCGGCAGATCTCATCTGTCGGTTCTTCAACGAGGTCAAGGGTGTTCCAGAGGGTGAGAGGGGGCGGATCAAGATGAAGATTATCTCGAAGTGCAAGTCACTCGAGGACAAGGTGGAGCTTATGGGTCGGACACCCAAGGCTATTGCGTGTGCAGTGATGGCCTCGGTGCTCAAGGAGTTTCCGGGGGCGCCGACGCGTGCAGAACTTTGTAGAATTTGTGATATTTCCGTGCCAACTTTGTCGAAGATTGAGGCACTCTTGAATAGTTAAGGACTTTTGTTGCGTTTACTGTAATGAGTCAGGTCACCCTTTTTGTCTCCACCCCGTGTTATGGCGGCGTCTGTCTCCAGGCCTATGCCGAGTCTATGCTTCGTCTCCAGCGTACGTGTGCCCAGAACGGCATCCAGATGATGCTTGATACGACCGAGAATGAGTCTCTGGTCCATCGGGCCCGTAACCTCGCCGTCGCCCGTTTTATGCAAAAGACCCAAGCGACTCACTTTTTGTTTATTGACGCCGATATTCACTTTGACCCCGAGTCCGTCATTCGCCTCATCAAGTCGGGTCACGATGTCTCCTGTGCGGCCTACCCCAAAAAGACGGTGATGTGGGACCAGGCTGAAAACTACGTCAAGTCTGGTAAGGAGGGCCGGGACTTGGCCCGCGTCGCCTCGTCCCTGGTTATGAATTTTAGGTACCAACAGACCCAGATCAAGAATGGGTTCGCCGAGGTTCTGGATGGTCCCACAGGCTTTCTTTTGATCAAGCGTGACGTATTCAAGAAGCTCGAGGAGAAGTACCCGGAACTCAACTGTGTCAACGACCATCAGAATCGTGACCTGGATGAGTATCATGCGGTGTTTGACTGTATGATTGACCCGGACACGCGTCGGTACTTGTCCGAGGACTATGCCTTTTGCCGGCGTTGGCAAAAGATGGGCGGCCAGATCTTCGCCGATTGCATGACCGTCCTCGGTCACGTGGGTAATATCCGGTTCCAGGGGTCTTTGGAAAGTAGGCTTAAAAATACGGTAATTGTTTAAGAAAATGGTGCATGTATGCACCTGGGAGGGGTGTAATTATGAAACTAAACATATTACTAACATGAAAAGACATATTCGAGTCAATCATACTGGTGAAAAACTGTTCAAGTGTCTTTTGTGTCCGTATGAAGGCTCCGATTATTCGAACTTTGGGAGGCATCTTCTCACACACACCGATGAAAGACCGTACCAGTGCGCAACGTGTGATATGGCATTTAGGGAATGGACAGCTCTCGATAAACATAAGCGTACGCACACAGATGAAAAGCCATACAAGTGTGATCAGTGTCCAGTTGCCTTTGCTCAATCACACAATCTCAAGAGACACCGGTACTTTTACCACACAGAGGAAGGTCAAAAAGAACGAAAGAGAGAAGAGGTCAAGATTGCAAACATACTTCCAGAGGGGTCGTTCCGTAGAGAGTATAACGTGGACTACAAGTGTGTAGACCCGAAATTGACTTTTTCAAGGCTAGATTTCTTTTTTCCATTTTGGAAAAAGGAAGGACACGTCATCATTGAGGTTGACGAAAACCAGCATTTGTATAATTCTCAGAGCTGTGAAACGACTCGTATGAATAATGTAGTAACATCGTGGATGATAGAGGGCTCCGATACTCCCGTCGTCTGGATTCGGTACAATCCGCATGGATTCAAAGTGAATGGCGTGAAGAAAAAGATGACTCAGGAGGAACGTCAAAAAAAGCTTATTGATCTTTTGAACGCAATTGAGTTTGAAAATCAGCCCCAAGTGAGAGTGTACTATATGTTTTATGATATTGACAACGGAATTCCGTGTGTTCTCAGTGACCCAGAGTATCAAGAAACTGTAAAATCTTGGGTTGTTACTTAAAACTTAGACCCGTCTAAATATCAATGTCCGTCCTTCACATATGTATGGTCACGCGAAACAAGTCTATTGCAGCCACGAGTCTTCACACGGCTATGAATCTTCATATGCTTTGTATGATGCGTGGTATGCACTTGGAGGTTCACTTTGTTGAGGACAAGTCGACTTTGCCTAAACTGATCAAGTCGGGTGAACGTATCTTTTGGATGGACTATGGGACAAACCTGAATAACGAAATTTTGGGCAAGGTTGTTGACCCGTTCGACAAGGGTATTCAGGTTCTCGTGTTCCCATCCGTTAAGGAGGGGATCAATTGGGACCAGTTTACCAAAAAGACCAAGGCGGACTCGAAGGAGCCTGTGGGTCAAAGGGGTCTCGAGTTTGATACGACCGTCGGCAAGAAACTCGCGGACGGTCTCTATGAGCTCGACAAGACTTCGGCGCGCGTATGGGCGATGGACGGAAAGCCCATCGACAAGAAAATTCGAGGCGGGAAGGACCCCATCAAGTTGCCCTTGGACTCGAATGAGGCTATGTTCACGACCCTCAAGAATATAGGAGTGAAGATTGGCGTTGCATCCGAGGCGATCGTCGTGTGTCACTATACACACGAGTGTTTTGGGAACATTCTCGAGGCTGCAGGAGTTGAACTGCAACCTTAGAGACGAGACGCGTTCTAATTTTAGACCAAAAATGGGAGACCTCTGCGCGTTTATCGCAAATGCGTGGGGTGTGACCGACCCGACCCGGTTCCCGGGACCCCAACCCGTCTCCATCGAGAGACGACACTTCCCTCTCCTCAAACTCCAACCGTACCTGGTGTGTGAAAAGACGGATGGTGTGCGCCACCTTTTAGCAAGTACAGACGAGGGTGTTTTCCTCGTGAACCGTGCATTTGCATGTGAAAAGGTCAGTGTACGTGTTGCCAAAGATACTCTCTTGGACGGTGAGCTTGTGAAAACGCGAACAGGACGGGTACTTTTCATGGTCTACGATGCTGTGAGAGTCAGGGGTGAGGACCTGGCCCGGAAGCCACTCACGGAACGCTTAGAAGCGGCACGCAAAGTGATCAAGGCCATCATCAAGACGGCAAATGCCCCGCTCGAATTGCGGGTCAAGGTCATGTGGACCCTCGGAGATCCAATTCCAGATCTAAATTCCTTCGAGTACGAGACGGACGGACTGGTCTTTACACCCGTGAATGAGCCTATTCGGACAGGGACCCATGAAACAATGTTCAAGTGGAAGCCCCGGGAACGCATCACGATCGATTTTTGTATAAGAAATGGGTCTGAACTTTTTGTACAGGACAAAGGGATCCCATACAAAGAGGCCAGTTTACACTTGCACAACGCCCGAAGAGACTTGCCAGACGGCACCATAGTGGAGTGTGGGTACGGGGACTTGGGGTGGTTTGTGGAGAAGATCAGGACGGACAAGACGCACGCAAATAACCGCCGCACATATTTCAGGACTCTCGTGAACTTGCGGGAAAACATCCAGCTCTCAGAGTTTATAGGCTTTTCATAGGCCGATACCACGCTTGGTAAAACTCGCCTCGTAGTACTTGTATACCCGGTAATTCATTCACTCGCTCGTCATCTTTTACGTACCATTTGTCAAACCGTCTCACGAGTAGCGCATAGTGTCCCCCATTCTTGTGTCCTTGGTGCATGACGCACGCAAAGAGTTTGAGCCCTTCAAACTCGAAAGGAATTTCGATCGGAAATTTGTAATCGTACATGGAAAATGAAAAGCTCGTAAACTTGGGCCATCGGCTTACACGGGTCTGGAGGGCCGCACGTGAATGTGTCGTTCCAGAACTGTCCGTATAATTTTCGACCAAAATTGGTTCAGTCCGATCCTTGATCAAGTCTTGGAGCCGACAGGGTTCGGTCACGTCCAAGAGCAAAGTTGTGAATGTGTTTCGAACCTCGGACTTCCCTTCCTCCCATGTCGTCACCTGGGTTTCCTCTCCGTTGAATAGGTCTGTAATGAAGTCCTTTCCCAAGGACTGTTCAAACACATCTATGAGGTGTAAAATGACCTCTTGGGCGTCGTGTTGCTTCATATCGGCAAACTGTGGGTACCGAACCTTGAACGCACCAAACAGGTCGCTCGGACTCACGGGGTCGGTCTTGCCCTTGATGAAAAGTTGTTTCACGACCTTTTGATACTCACGAGTAATGTCGCATGGACCAGTGTACTCCACGTCAAAGAGGAACTTTGTGAGTGGAGGCACGTGAGCTAAACACTGAACGGCTGTGTTGAAATAGCACGAATTTCCAAGGTTCCAGAGACCTCGCATCTTGTCTTAGAGACACTACGCTCTGTATCTCTAAGACAAAATGAGTCTCGCGATCCAACCAGATGCGAATCCAGCTGCCAAGTCCCTCTTTGACAAGTGGGCCCAAGTGATCGAGACGCACCGTCACAACGAGAATACCGAAATTGAGATTCGGTTTGGGCGCCGGTCCGGAACCAAGTTTGACACCAACGTGGGCCAGCCCACCTTCCAGAAGGTTCTACAGGCTCTGACCAAGTACGAGGGATGGGAATCTACGGACCACTCGGAGGTGGCCGTGTACTACTTTGAGGGTGGGAAACGTCTGTCTGTGAACGAGCAGACGGAAGAACAGGTCGGTGAAATCAAGACCCGCGTAAAGGTTGATGATTTTCAGTTGCCTAACGAGCCTTTGGACGTGCGTCTGGGTATCAGCACGGAGGTACCCTTCGAGTATGACGGAGAGGAGACGAGTACCGAGCAAAAGACCAAGGAGCGTTGGTCGTTTGTTCGGAAGAACTTGAGTATCGACATGACCATCATCACGGGCAACCCGGATGATAAGGACTCGGACGATGACAAGACCTATCAGGTTGAGATGGAAATTATTGACCCGTCCCAAATTCAAAACAAAATTGAGCTCTTCAACTTGCTGTACAAGGTGTTTGATGTTATGAAGTTGATTTGAGACCGAGTCCGCAGGAGGACCTCCGGTCCGACGGGAGCGTAGCTCCCTGACTCGTGATCCCTGGGCTCACGACTGCTTCGCAGTCGGTTTCTGAACCTTCCGTTTCAAAGGCCCAACCGCCCCATACTTGATTTTATTCATAACGTTCTTCTTCCACTGTTCCTGAAGTTTCTTGATTTGTGCGGGTTTCACTTTACCCTTGAGGGCCGCACGAATCTCATTCCAGGTCATATTCTTCCGAGTATTTATACCCAGACTCTCCAGTGTGTTGGACAAGTTGACCGCGTTCCGTGGAATGGCGTACACGTAGTTGAGCCGGCGGTTCGGTGATGCCTTGGGTTTCTTGGGCATCTCTTGGCCCCGGAACAGGTACGCATTCTTGACGAAGCGCTTGTACAAAGCATCCACGTCCTTCTTGAGTGGCTGACCCTTTGCACCTTTAGGCAGACCGTTCAGGGCTCTGATAAGTTTGCGCGCGTTGTTCTTGTTGTATGCAGGTCCGAGGTTCTGATACAGAGTCATGTTCCACTCCACGAGACGAGTAAGAGCATTCTCCTCCGCCTCGTTGCGGGCCGCCTTTTCGGCCGCCGCCTTGGCGTTTGCCGCAGCTTTGTTCGCAGCCGCCTTATTGGCCGCTGCCTTGTTGGCTGCAGCCTTGGCGGCCGTCTCTTTCTTCCCGTACAGAACAGCCCGGATGGCATTGAACCGCTCAGACAAGTTCAGGGAGTTGTATTCCTTGAACAAATTAGGACTCAAAATCTTCTGAGCAATCTTCTGACGGATCTGCGGTCCGAGCGTCGCCCACTCGCGCTCGGTCGCCACACCCTCCTCCGTGACTCTCCGAACTTTGCCGTTATTCAAAAATTTGTAATACATTCCATCGACGAGCGCATCCGCCGACCGGTTCGCCCGCGTCGCACCGGTTCGCGTCTGTATGTACCCTATGAGCGTCGCTTTTGAGTTTTTCTCACTGACTTGGGCTATATCTAGGTTACGTGCGATGGCCAAGAGCTCGCCAACGGGGATACGTGTTGCCTGTTTCCCGTTGATGCGTAGAATCTTGTTCAGACCCATCTCGATTCTATGCTTCGGCGCCGTGTTGTTTGCCGTCTTGACGTTGGCACCGATACCGAAGAGGGTTCGAACGGCCGCGGGGATGTTGCGTTTGGCAGCTGCATACGCCTTTATCACGGTCTTGGCCCCGGCTTTCTTGTCCTTAGGAACGTCATACAGACGGGGCTGATGGCCTGGCCCGGGGCGCACGTACTTTTGACCTGAAGGGTCAACAAAGTTCCATTCGGAACGTTCGGCACGGTTCGCTGCACGTTTCTCGAGGTTCTGGGTCGGCAAAGGGATGCCCAACTCCTTAAAGACCTGCTTAGTGGCTGGTGGGGGCTCCACGCCCACCTCCTTGAACCGACGGGCGACCGTCGCCGCGTTCTTGGCCGTGAGTTTCAAGTAACCAACCTGGACGGGTTGGGCGAGTTCGGGGCGGCGCTCCATCTTGGCCCACATGTACAGACGGGGCTTGTTGTTCTGACCCGGGCGCACGTAGTACCCCTGCGGCGGGACGGTGTTCCACGAGGCGACCAGGGGGTACCTGTTGGCAGCCCTCGCCCGTGCCGCAGCCCCTGCGTTCTTCCGGGGCTTCAGAAGCATAGCTTTTCCACCCTGAAACACACTGGGGTCAATCATGAAACGCAAGTACCGCGTAAACAGTTCACGGGGCTTTTCGAGGTCCTTCGGGCTCTTTATACCCGTAAAGAGGACGGTTCCATTCTCGAAGATTTGGTACGTCCACTTTTCCGTCTTGAGTTTCCAAATGACCGCCTTGACGCCAAACTCGGACTTGTATTGGGCGGTCGAATCAGGGGTACTATTGAGTTCTTTTTCAAGTTTCGCCAAGTCGAACCGTCGATTGATATTGAACATGCCGTCAATCTTTTTGTAGGTTGGCGGGGCTTTCAGGAGGAGCTTGGGAGCCCACCCACTCTTGACGATGGCCAAGAGAGCCTGCTCATAGTTGCCTTTGCCGAGTACGTCAAATCCTTTATCGGACACGACTATTGTCACAGCGCGGTACTTGGCGACAAGTTTCTTGACCCCTGCAACGCTCCCGAGCCACCGGTGTTCCTTGGCATCCCATCGTACGACGGGCACCGTGCCTGACCCCGTGTACCCCATAATCTCCGAGAACCCCTTGGGCTCCGACTCGAACACGCGAGCCCATAAGATCGGCAACTTGAATGAGACGATCTGGGCCGTAATAACAGCCTTGGACGCTTTGTAAGTCCCTTGATTGTTTGTAAAAATAAGCTTCCGCCGGAAAGCCTCTTGGATCTTTCTGGCGGCCGCGTTGACGCTCATAACTGATATTTAGACACATTTTAATTTTCAACAAAGTCGACTCCGAAGATGAAGGGCTGAGACGAGTACGAGTTTCCGTTCCAGATACGGGACTCGGTCCGGACCTCAATCTCACGCGAACTGAAAGGCCCTGCGTAAAAGTCCTGGTTGAACTTGAATGTACCGAGCATGTTCTCCTTGCAGTGCTGATTGAACCGCTCCACGAAGATACGCTGAGGCACACATAGGTCCTTGCCGAACCGAACCTTTTCAGAGCACAACAGGTGCTGAAGCGCGTTTGTAACGGTCGCAATCTGGTTCTGGACTTGCTTGAAATAAGCCGGAAGAACGTTCCAGATATCCTTGTCTGCGTACTTGTGCGCATAGTCCAGGTAGGCCCGTAGACACTTGCACAGAATGGCAGGCATCTCGAGCTCGAGCTTGTCGTCCAAGTGTGGGTCCGCCACGTCCGGTGCAATCTGACGGCCAAAGTTGACCGTGGCCAAACGACGCAGAATAGACCCCGAGTTATCCTTCCAATTGGGCACCTCGTTCCCGCCTAGAATGCCTGGCGTCTTCCACTGGACGCTCACAGCCGTCTCACACTTGCGGGCCACACTCACATCCTCCCCAGATACGAGAGACTGGAACTCAGCCTGCTCGAGCTGCAAGTCGCCCTTGATCTCAGGGCTAATAAACATGAAACCCTTGTAAATACTTTGGAGTCCAAACTTCTTCTCAATATTGTTGGACAGGGTTGCCACGTCCTCACACTCGTAAAACTTGCGGGCCACCTTGGTGATCAAGGTCGACTTACCGGACTGTGCGATACCCTTGAGGAAAGGGATAATCTGCCACCCGTCTAGCTCGTTGACGTCATAGCACAAACGACCCATGAAGACGTAAATCCACCGCGACACGGACTCGTCAAACTTCTGGTAGTCCAAAACCTTCTGGAAATTGGGTGTTGCAATCTGGTACCAGTCCTCAATCTCGTGGTGCGGGTCAAAAGCCAAGTCAAAGTACTTACACGACACGAGCTCAGGGTCCAACTCGTGAAACTCTTTCGAGGTGTACTCGTAAAAAGTAAACTGACGCGCGCCCGTCTCGGGGTTCAGGTTCTCATCGATGGGTCGAGCGTCCAAAAGCCCATTCTCAAAGGACCAGACGTGTCGGTCCTTTTTAATCTCAGAAAACTGAATATCCTTACAGTTGGACAAGTGCCTGATGACGTCGTTGGCCATGTTTCCACGATTCGTCAGATTCATCCACATCTCCACGTTATCCTCCTTTTGGGTCTCGTCATACACAAAGTCCTTGATCTCCTTGACGGGTTTCCAAGCTCGCGTGTTTCGAATCTCCTTACAACACTGGTCGCGATACCGCCGGTACCCGTTCTTGTACGCTTGCCTGAGCAGGTAGATGAGGAGGGTCTGATACGGACTGGTCGACTCGCCCAAGTCAAAGTCCACGTCAGGATTCTCAACCAGGGGCTGGTTGAACATCTTGTACTCGGCATCATTCTCAATAAACTTGTTCACGACCGTCTTGTAACACTCACGGAACCGCTTGATACGCCGCTCAAAACTCATCTTATCTCCATTAATATCCTCCGTCTCGGACTTGGTAATTTCCAAAAGCTCGGCACGGGCAAGCATGTAGCCACAAATATTGACTGTGATGCGCTTCTTCTCAAGCATACGCTCGAGATCCTCCTTATTAATATCAATAGGGAGGCCGTACTCGTCCCGCCTGGGACTGGCCGGGAGCCACTTGTCCGCCAACTTGGAGTAAATCTCTTGGCGTTTGTCGGTGTTTTGCAAATTTAGGTACAAATTTCGCTCACAATCGTTCAACTTGTTGTGTAGGTCATCAGCAGTCCACGAGTTGATTTCCTTTTGGTAGACACTTCCATCTGGGACGGGAGCCGCCTTCTTCTGTGTGGACGCCTTAGACATTGATAGAATAGCGCGAGACTTTTTTAAGTGGGCGAGACCAAGTCCGAAGGACTTGTGATCCCTAGGCATCTGCCAGGACTGGAGCAGGCGCTGGAACCATCTTGTTCAGAGCGGCCGCAATCTTGACCATGAGCTTATTGTGCATCTCCAAGTTCAAAGCAATCTTCTCGGCGGCATCCTTGAGGCTCACCAGGGCAGTCGCGATAGTCTCACCCTCCTCTGTGGCGAGCAGACTGCCGAGCGCCTCGAACATATCCATGCCCTCCTCAAAGTCCATCTCCTCGTCCTCATCCTCCTCGTCCTCCTCGGGCTCGGGCTGCTGAACAATCTTTGGTGGGGGTGCACGTGGGCGAGACATTTGTATTATTCTTGTAGGAAAAAGGTCTCGAATATTTTCGCAGCTGATATTAAAATGCCTGGAGGCGCTCTTATGCAACTCGTCGCGTACGGAGCGCAGGATGTGTACCTGACGGGCGACCCCAAAGTGACTTTTTTCCAGACGGCCTACAAGCGTCACACCAATTTTGCTATGGAAACCGTGCAGCAGACGGTGGCCGGTAACATCGGCCCGGGAGGCCTGGCCTCCGTGACGCTCGCTCGCTCAGGCGACTTGGTCGGCGACATGTTTGTCGTTCTTCAGCCAACCCCCACAAGCACTTCAAACTTGACCACGAATAACAGCGTGGCCGACATGGCCTGGGTTGCCGAGCGTGCTTTCACGTCCGTTGAGCTTTTCATTGGCGGACAGTCTATCGATAAGCACTACCAGCTCTGGTTCCGTCTGTATGCCGAGGTGTTCCTGAATGACACCAAGAAGCAGAACTATGGCAAGTTGACCTCGTGCCCTTCCCCAACCAATTCCATCACCTCTCCAAGCTACGTGTACCTGCCACTGCTTTTCTGGTTCAACCGTAACCCCGGTCTGTTCCTGCCCCTAGTGGCCCTTCAGTACCACGAGGTCCGTATCGACTTTACCATCACTCCCCAATACGCAAGCTATTTCGGAAACAATCCTTTCGCCGTGTGGGCCAACTACGTGTACCTGGACACGGAAGAGCGTGATAAGGTGGCCAAGAAGCCCGCCGAGTACCTTATTGAGCAGGTTCAGCACGTGAACGCCGACCCAGTCGGCTCGACCAACGAGAACACCCCCAGTGTGATCCGTATGCAGTACAATCACCCAGTCAAGGAGCTCGTCTGGTGTTACCAGAACCCAGCCTTTTCGACCAACCCCAATTCCATGTGGAGCTTCTGCTCGAACGTGTCGAACGTGAACGTGACCGTTGACCCCTCCAAGCTGGCCGGTTCGCAGGCGCCATTCTCTCCGGCCCACGTGGGCTCTCCTGTTCTGTACGTTCCGGCTCCTTTTGCGACTCCTCTGTACGCCTCGTCAAACACCGTCGTCACATCCAGCAACATTCAGGTGGGTACTCTTATGACCGTTCAGTCGAACGTTCTGACGGGCAACGTCTTCTGGGTCGAGTCCGGTATTCCCATTATTTCATCGAACGCCACCTATGGCCAGGAGGTGGGTCCTCTCCACCAGGCGAAGATCATCCTGAACGGCACGGACCGGTTTGTTCCCCAGTACGGAAAGTATTTCAATCAGTATCAGCCGTATGTGTACCACTCGGGCATTCCATACCCTGGCATCTACGTGTACTCGTTCGCCCTCAAGCCTGAGGAGCTGCAGCCAAGCGGCACGTGCAACTTTAGCCGTATCGATATGGCCCAAATTGCCGTCAACCTGAAGACGGGTATGCCGGCCGTGAACCAACAGATGTTCGCGGTCAACTACAAT